CGTACATTACTATCGTTTAGTCTAAATATAGTATTGTTTGATAAAAGCAACCCTCTTGATAGTTCAGGGTTTGTACCCTCATGGAAATAGCCATAACCATCAAACGCTATATAGTCTGTGTTTAAAGGAGAGCCTATTATAACACCTGATGCATTAAGCATTATAATTGACGTTCTAACCCATATACATTGACTGTTATATTCGCCATCAAACTCTATATCAAGATAATCTCTTACAAGTTCGCTAATCTCAAACACCACATAGTTGTTGTTATCTATTTCATCTTTTGTAATTGTGTATCTAAGTTCGCTTGATGTAGGTGTAGTAAGTTTTGCGCCTGTATAGATGTATAGTTGTAATGTAGCACTCGCTAAACTACTATTTATAGCTTTTACATAAAAGGGGCTTCTTACGTTAATCTTTGTTGCCATTATAATAAATTATTTATGTCTTTTCCAAAAGCTTCTCTAAGTTCTTCTGGTAATTGTTTAAATGCACGTTCAAATGGTTTCGTAAAAAACAAACTTGGTTTTATACCTTTTTCAAATATAGATCTTGCTATTAAAAAACCTATAGTTTTATAACTACCTTTTTTAAACTTTCCTTTATTGTCTCTTAGTCTTATGTTTCTTTTTTTTGCCCAAAGTTGTAGTGGTTTAATAGGTGGCATTTTAGATTTATAACTAAAAGGTGTATTGTATTTTTTCTTAGTTCCACTTACTCCTTTATCTTGAAACATACCGTAGTCTTCCATTTCAAAATATAATCTAAAACCAGCAGGTGACTTTTCAACAAACCCTTGTAGACTTTTATAAAGATTGCCATCAACATTTTTTTTACCTTTTGTTAGGTTTGTACGAGCTTGTTGTATAACATACTTTTTAAAATCCTCTAAAGCTTGTTGAGTTTCTAACATATAGTCATATCATTTTGTACTATAATACTAAATGTACCAGTCCAACCAGCAATCTTGTTTTCAAATCTATCTACAAATGGCTCACAAACTACATCACCATCTAATTGGTATTTATTATCGTATAACGTACCTCTTTTTAGAATTGAGCTTAGTCTTGTTAATACTGCTAATTGTGTGTTTAATATATCTTGCTCATCATCGTTACCTCTAAATATGTTTGTTGTTTCGTCTTTAGAAATATCTACAACATCCATTGCTAATACTGATATATTAAATGTCAATACTCTTTCTTGTATTGTTGTGTTGTTTACAATAATATGAGACAAAGGAAATATGTTTTGCTTATTAAGATCAACATCATCTATATTGCCATAAGTTATTGTGTTAACAAAAGGCTCGGCTCCTAATGTGTCTTTTATTTGTTCTAATACATTATAAAATCCTATCATCTTCTCATTTTTGATTTTATTCTTTCTTGCTCAATCTCATTCTTTTCTTTAACAAAAGCTAAATACATTAAACATTTATGAACGTTTGTTTTTTCAACTTCTTCAAAGTCTTTAAGGCTTCCTTGAGAGATTGCATAGATTGATTGATACCATCCCCACTTTTTCCCAAAGCTCGCTGCTCTGCTATAGTCTTGTTGGCTTGTTTCGCTGAAGAGTTCAGGATAGTTGTCGACAATTCGTTGCTTAAATTGTAAAAAAAAATAATGCAACCTAAAACAACGTCTAATGGCATTTTAGTCATGTCGTATTTATCTCCTTTGTATTCTTCTATGTTATATAAGTTACCATGCTTAGATACCAATGGTCTATATAGTACCTCCATAGCTTTATCTATATTTTTCCAATCAGACAAATATGTATCTAATGTTACATACTCACCAAATGTTATATCATCTAGCTTAGGTACAAATCCGAACTCTAAGCCATTTAATTTAAAAGATTGTATTAACTTATGGTCTTTATTAAATAGTTCATTAAAGTGTGTTATAATGTCTTTAAGACTAGTGTATTTTATATTTGCTATATCCTTTAAGTTTAGCTTACAAAATATTTCAACCATCTTTTGTTGGATAAATAAATCTTGCTCTTTGTCTTTAGCTATTGATAAAAACTTTTGATACTGACCTAATGTTATCTCACTTAAAGAGTCTGGTACGTAAATCTCAATCTTCATATTATAATAATAAAAAATTGAAAGTCTTGTATAAAGAGAAAGGCAACTATAAAAGCTGCCAATCCCCAAATCAAAACAAAAATCAAAAAAACTATCTTCTACTATAGAAGTATGTGTAAAGCTCTAATATCTTATTTGTTAGTTTCATATTTTGTGTGTACCATTGTTTACCTCTTTTTTTTATACCTTGTTTATTTATTTCAATTACACACCAATGTTGTCCATATCTACCATTACTGTATTTCTTTTCTAAAGGTACAGGGTAAACTTTAATATCGTTATGGTTGCACCAATTCATGGCTTTGAATCCTAAACCAGTCTGTATATAGCTTTCTGAAGCTTTTTTCATTTTTAGTTATTACTTTTATTTTACCGTTTACTAATATGGTTACTACACCACTTGTTAAGTATTTTACTTTCTCTTGTTTCAAAGTGTTTGTATAATTCATTTTGCTCTTTTATAAGTTCTCTTAATTCTTCTACTTGTTTGGATAATTGTTCTGTAAATTTCATAGTGTAAATATATAAACAATTTATGAACTATGATAATAACTTGTTAATTTATACTAATTATAAATAAGCTACCAGATATGGTATTCACCTTTGTTAGGATTTTCAAGCTGACTTGTTATAGCATACCGTAAAGCATCTATAGCATGATTGTAGGCATCGATAGGTTTATTAAGAGTGTTACCTTGTTTATCTATCATGTATATGTAATTCCTTAATTCGTTTATAAGGTTCTTACTTCTACTTGTTATAAAGATCTTGTTTTGGTTTATTAAGTTTATACCGTATGCAATACTATCTCTACCTTTCTTTACAGGTAGTATTGTATGTCCGTAATGGTTCAACTCAGCAATAGACTTAGGTTCAGCACTATCTGCATATACTACTTCTTTAATTTCGTTAGCTTTTAATAAGTTACTAATCTCACTATTTAGCAATCCTTTCTTATAAACTATCTCATCAAATATATAAGCATCATTGTATTTATACATTGCTACTAAACTTGTAGGGTCGTTACTATAACCAAAGTCCATACCGTAACATAATATCCTTGCTTCTTCTGGTAGATCTATTTCTTTCCAGTCTTTAATACATACACCTTCTAGACTTCCTATTTGTCCTAGTCCATATACTTTCCACCAGTTATCCCAATACGTACTTGTCTTTGCTTTAACCTTAGCTGACTCTATTTCTTTTACGATTGACTCAGGTAATGCCTCGTTGTCCAAATAAGTTAATGTAATAAAATCTACATCTTCAGAACTTAAAACCTCCTTGTCAACCCAGAATGAACTTACAGGGTTATAGTCTAACCATATATCTCTTGATGTTCTAATAGCTAATTGGTAATACGAGTCAAATGGAACATTGTTACACTCATTCACATATAGTATATGTCTTCTTGCTCCACGTAATTTATCTGGCTGATCTACACTAAAGAATTCAATATAGCTACCATTTGAAAAGTTATATTTAAGTGTTGACTTGTTGAATTGATTATCTCTATAACGACCAGTAGACATCATGACCTTAAGAAAGTCTTTTAATGCACCACGTCTTAAATGAGGTATTGACTCACTTACTATAGATATTTCTAATCCTTCTTCTCTTATTGCTTTATCTATGAGAATAGGTATGATACCAAATGTCTTACCAGCACTTGTACCTCCTCTAATAACCTTTACACGCTTTTTAAGCTTATGTAATTTCTTTATTGCTGTAGTTACTACAAACTCCATTAAAGTATCTTAGAGTTCAAATAAGGGTTGTTCTGTATTTAAAGTAATGTCTTTTGTCTCTCTTGGCTTACCAGCATAATAATGATAAAACAATTGCACATACTTAAAATCTCCAGCACCAATACCCTTTTCTAATGCCTTGAAAGCTTTATCTTCTAATGGACCAAGTCTCTCTATTAACTTGACTTCATCTGCTTTAGAAGGTCTTCCAGCTCCTTTTCTTGCTCCACCTTTCATTTGAATTAGATTGATTATTCAATTAAATAATAAAAAAAAAGATAAATTGTTAATCACTATCTTTAGGTAGTTTATCTATTACTGCTTGTATCATCATATAAAGATTAGCTACTGCTTTTTCTAGATTTACTATTCTTTGTTGTTGTGTTAATTTTTTTTGTCTCATTATCGTTATCGTATTTTATACATAAGTTACATTGTTCTTTACATAGTTTGTCTCCAAATATATATTCAATGCAAGTAAAATTATTTATCTTTAGACCCATCTTCAAATCCTTTCAAGTAGCTTAATATAGAAAAGCATATAGCAACACCAAAAAGAACTAATAACCCTTGTAAATCCATGTATAGTATCATTCTGCTTCGTATATAGTTATTTTGTCTTTATATTTCCAAGAGTAGGATTGTATCATTATCTTTACTCTATCTTTTATTGACTGTACTTTATCCATAGGTAAACCTTCTAATAGTTGTTCTATTGAGTCTTTCTTTTGCTCAATGTTTCTAAGGTTCTGGTTTTCTAGTTTTAACTGTACTAACTCTATTTTTAAATCACGAATGTTATCATGCTTCTCTACATCATCAAGTAATGATAATTTACCAACAACATTCTTATAAGCTATATTTAAATATTTATTTTCTTTTCTCCATTGACTAAAGTTTTTTAAACTGTGTAATATAGTAGCGTGATTTTTACCTACTGTTCTTGCAATAGCAGCTAAACTTAAACTACTAAATTCTTTTAGTATTGTATAATACATTCCTCTTGCTTCTACTACTTCTCTTTTCCTAGTAGGAGAGTCTATACAGTAACCATATTCTTGTTCTACTAATTTTTTAATCTTTTTAATGTGATAATCTTCCATGTATATAATTTATTTTGTCTATAAAATTGCTTAATGTCATTACTTTAATTTCTTCTAATGCTTTGTTTATACCTTCACAAGCTTCATAATCTTGTAGTTCTTCGTATACTTTTAGAATATTATTCATTTCCTGCAATGAACTTCCTTCGTATACACTATTATATGTTAGCTCATAAAAGTATTGACTATAGTGTTCCTTTGATGATGTACTCATTTAGTTCTTGTTCTTGCTTGACAAAGTAAGTTTCAAATATCTTTAAACCATATTCAACTTTAGCTTTACCAGATTCGTAAAATTCTTTACTTACATTATAATGGCCTAAGTCACCTGTCCCTTTATCTATAGCAAAGAAAAAGAAATTGTCATAGTCTACATTAAATAAATTACAATAAATATAAACCTGAACATCATAACCATATTTCTTGGCAGCATAAGGAAATGCACGTAGATCAGCTGTTGTTTTTAAATCAGCAACATAGTCTGGACCAAGAACGTCTGCTTTACCTCTAAAAGGATATCCATTAAGAATATCAAATCCAGGTTGTTCGAATACAGCATCTCTAGTTAATTCTTGCCATATATCATTTTGTAGTAAAGCATCAACAGTATACATAGCTTTATCATACATTTTTCTTGTAAATACAAATTGACCGCTACCTATTTCAGCTACTTTTTCTTTGTATTTTTTAGTTACCTCTGATTGTACTTCAACAACGTGACAAAGTGTATCTAACTTTTCAGGTTCTAATGCAGCTAAATGTATTAACCTACCCATTTTAAATGCTCCACTGTCTGACTTATAGTTAAGACTTCTAGCGTATTCTTTTGGTGAAGTTATCAAAGACTTAATAGCAGATGAACTTAATGCATACTTACCTAGTTCACCATAGTAAAAACTATCATCATACATTTTATTTAATAAAGCAGGTTTGTCCCATACTTTACCATTTAATAGTTTTATTTTTTCTGCTCTTCCTTGTTTAGCATTAATACTTTTAATTTCATCAACACTAATCCAACAAGTATCATCACCATGGAAAGACCCATTAAGACTAACATGCAAAGCGTGTAATTCTTCTTCTGTTTTAAATTCAAAAGACTCATCTTTAATTATAACCTTAAGTCCTTGTTTTGCCCATTCTTTAAATCCTACTTTTGGAGTTGTAAATGTTACATGTTTCCAAGTTGGTTTTTTTGTTACTGTTATCATAATTATTTATCTTTTACAAATGTTCCATTAACCATATTTCCAGTTCTAGATACGATTTCGCCATAAGCGTGGTCGATACAATGCTCAATATCAACACCACCCAAAGAGGCAAGATTAGTGAGTACCACAATGGCGTCACCAATAGCGTCAACAAACTCCTCTTGATTACCTTTAAGAATAGCTTCCGATAGTTCTCCTGTTTCTTCATATAGTTTTATTAATTGTGTTTTTACGTCGCCTTTATCATATATGCCACGTTCTTTAGCCCATTGTCTAATTAATTCAAATTTATTCATTATTAAATGTTTATGATTTTACGTTAAAGTTAGAGCGACCACACAAAGGATATAAGTGAGTGTAGTATTTTTCGCCTTTTCTAATACGTTTATTTTTAAAAATAATATCCTCTGTAGCAGTATGATACTGTCTACCACAATAACCAACAATTTCCCTATCTGGATCTTCTATATTTATAGAACCCATGTATTTACCTTCTTGCATGTATTCTATAAAGTAACCAAAAATGTCAAAAGTTATATTTCTGTAAGCATTCATATTTGTAATAATTTTATGCTAATATATAAATATCTTGTTAATAAAAAAATAATTATACAACTTTTTTGTTATAGTGCCTTTTATATATATGTAAATTTTGTGCATAATGAGTATAAAAACCTTGTTGCGATTTTAAACTATTAGCAACTAATTCGTGTAATTTTAAAAAACAATAAGCATCATTACAAAAACCAAACCATAAATCATTACTACGCATAATAACTGTCATGTGTAACTTTTCTGAGTCTGGTGTATAATAAAATTGTATAGACAAGGTGCAAGGTGTGTCTTTAGAGTATTCCTGATGTTCTTTACCATCATAAATAGATAATACAGCACGACGAGAATATCTATCCCTCTGAAGTTCTTTAATTACGTATTGCAATTGGTTATTACGTGACCATTGCCAACCATAGTTTGAGTTAACATAACCACGTTCGTCCATGTGATTGTACCATATTTTAGCAACTTTAGCTATATCTGTAGCATTGCGGTTTTTAGATAAATACCATTCCCATTCTTTTTCAGCATAATCTTGCTTAAAGTTTCTCCAAGGTGTATTAACTAATTTTTCTGATGTATCTATAATAGTAAACATTTGATTGTACAATGCTTTAGTACCATTATTTACTTCTGGTTGAGAGTCTAACTTGTCGTAGTAAAACTCAAATGCTTCTGTTATTGTTTCAAATTGCCACATATATCTTCTTTGTTTACTGTATAAATATAACCATTTTTATCTTTAAATTTATAACATTTAGATCCATCGTTTAATTTATATTGACCTAAACATTCACCAATTAAAACTGATCCTGCAAATTTAAAATAATTCATGATTTGTTATTTGCTTTTTATTTACTTGTTTAGCTTTATCTATTAAATCTTTAAATGCTATATTTACATCACAATGACTTTTAGCTACATTATAAGCTAACCTTCTTTTTTTACTTCTTAACTCTTGATTGTTAGCTAATTCAACTATTTGATCTATAGTTGATTGATAGTCATTTCTTTCATTATAAATAAAACAATCTAAGTCATAAAAGCTATCTCCTTGAATATGATAATTATTTTGTGCCCATTGTTTATCAACAACAACAATCATTCCTACGTTTATCATTTCTAAAGTAGAGTATTCAATTATGTTATTATATTCTTCTTTTTTAAGATTAAAAAAATTAGCACCAAACATATTATTAGATAACAATTCTAAAGTTGGCATCCTATCGTAAGGACCATAAACATGTAAATGATCTAAGTCTTGCTCGTCAATAACACTTTTACTTCTATATTTTATATTGCTATGCTCTGGTGATTTTAAATCTTTTTCATTTGAACAAAAAAACTTTGTTTTTGCACCTATAGATTTTTCAATACCTCTAGCTTCACATACTATATTGTGTTTAGATAGTAATGGTTGCAAATGTATCATTCTATCTGGTTCTTTAAAAGTAGCAAATCTACCTAAGTAAGATATTTTTCTTTGTTGTTCTTTTTTAATTAAATGGGTTAACTTACTAAAGTCATGTCCATTATTAAAAAATTTAACAGGTGTATCTATATTTAATTGTTTTATTTTTTTATTAAATACAGTTCCTTTGCCAAAAGTAAAAGCACAATCCATTTCTGCTACAGTTTCCCATAGCATGCTATTTCTATTTAAAGAATGTATTTTGTGATCATTTTGAAAAATAATTTTAATTGGATTGTTTACATTCAACACAAGTTCTTCAAAAAATTTATTTTTATATAATTCAGAATTTGACTTACTTGGAAGTGATTGATAAAATACAATGTCAAAAGTGTTTAATTCATTTTTAATTTTATCTATATCGTTATTATCAAACTCAATTATACTTGTATTTTGTGAATTTTTTCTACCCCATTTTTTGTCAGTAGCAGCAAAAGATTTACATTGATAATCTTGTGATAATAAATAGGATTGTAATTCTGTTGCAAATCTAGTAACACCGCAACCTTCTATTCCTCTACCTAATAAAATTGCTATATTCATTTTTCTGTATTGTAATTGTTTAAAGCTCCTAAGTAAGCTACTGCATCTAATAAATTATCTTCTTTGTGATTATAAGATTGTCTAGATAGTTTTAAAGCTACAAGACACATATACATATCTTGAGCAGTTAATTGTTTACCAGTAGAACCTGATGCAATCATTGCTGCTCTTTCCATACCTTCACTAAAAGGTCCATACATACGTTCTTTCTCTTCCGAACGCTTGTTTATTATTTTATCTGCTTCTTTAAGAATGTTCATTTAGTATTATTTCTTCTAGTTCAACAAATAAATCCTCATCAAATATATCAATAATGCTAACATCACCTATTAAGATATCTTGTATATCTACATAAGCTGGACTACCTGGATGTCCACTACCGTCAGGGTATCTCCATACTGTTGGCTCTTCGGGACTAAAGTCATAATCAACCGTAAGATCAACTTCTTTAAAATTAATTTGTGTTGTATTCATTTATATAATTTTTGTAAATATAAACAATTTATTTACAACTAGCTACATAAAGGATAAAAAAATTAGTGTAATTAAAATACCAATAAAACCTAATTGTGCAAGATCTACTTTCATTTCTCTCTAAATTGTACAGCACATACTGCTAATCGTTGTTCTGTATTTTTATATTCTTTTATCATAATAGGATTAGCCATACATCTTGTCATGAACTCTTTCCTGTTCTCATTTCTCTTTGGAGTTGGTATTGGCATCGTATTCAAATTTAAGTTTCTCTAAATATATTGTAGCATCCATCAGCTCTTCTTGTAAATGTATAATCCATTCTACAAAACTTAGATCATTACGGTCCATAGTAACACCGTATCTTTCTTTACCTTTTATTGCTCTAATATCGTATAACGTTTTTACATTCTCAACTATTTGATCTTTACTATTTTCTCTAGTATTATTAGAAGTCCATGCGCCATCTTGTAGCATTTCAAAGTATTTACTTATACTATCACTCATCTCCTCTTATTTTTCTTAATGATTCAACTGCTCTTAATTTATCTTTACGTTCGATTTTCAATTTACTTTCATATAATTTGTTTTGGTTTTCAAGTAATTGTGTATACATATACATTTGGTTTATACAATCAACTAAACTTTTAGCTTCGTTATATTTTTTTGTATTTTTTTTATTAGAAGCTTTTTCCATTATACTAACCATAAAAGAAGTAATATAACTGTAATGTCCTAAGTACGTTTGTTTTTGAAATAGTGTCATAAGTATTTTTCGTAAATTTTCTTTAAATCTAATATAATTTGTTT